CTTCCCCAATCATGGCTAATGTTGGCTTGGTGACGATTCCACCTTCTGCCAACATTGGTATCTCTGGGATACTGGGACCCCAACTTTTACCACCAACGAAAGGAACCCATTCAGGAGCCGTAAACTCAAATTTATTAACCATCTTAATCAAGGCATTCCACATTGTGATTATGCCGTTAATGATGCCCTTAAATCCTTGCTTTATCTTGTCTGTATCTCCAGTAAATATTCCAACAATTAAATCCCAAATCCCTTTTAAATAAAGCCATAGACCCTGAAATAAATCTTCAACAAACTCAACTGCTATTTTTACTGTCGTTTTGAAGAATTCCCACTTGCCTCCAAACAACTTTGTCATCAGATTATCAAAGAACTTCCAAATAGCACCCCAAACAGTAAGGAAAACATCTTTCATTCCCTTCAAAGCCTTACCAAAGAACTCTTTGGCACTTTTCCAGTCTCCTGTAAACAAAGCTACAAAACCCAAGAATAGATTCTTCCAAATCTCTATGATTGCACTAACAACCCCTTTTAAGGCTTCCCAAGTTGGACCAAATTTATCTGTCATAAACTTGTCGAACTTTTCCCAAGTCTTTATTAGAAATGCAGATATCTCATCCCAATATTTCCAGACTAAAATAGCAGCAGCGACTATCGCAATTATTCCAATAATAACCAGTCCAAGTGGAGTTAATGCAAAGTTTAAAAGCCATACAGCAGCAGCAGCAATTCCTGCCCAAGTTGCAGTCGCTACCATTGCAACCTTATGAGCAACAAGAGAAAGAGTTGCCCACCCTGCTTTAATTGACTGTAAAGTAAATAGCCCTGCAAGAAAAGAAATCATCCCCATAAGAGTTGGAAGAACTATCAAAATAGGACCAATTGTTGCAGCCCATTCCGCAAGAGGACCTACTGCTAATTTCATCTTACTTTTCCAGATATCCCAAGTCTCACCAGAAGTTAACGTGTCTTCTGTAAGAGTCTCCACCGCTCCTTCTGCTGTTGCTAGATTCGTTGCCATTGTGTCAACTTCAACAGCACCTTGCTGTATTGCAACTTTCATTCTTTGGGCACCTTCTGCTCCAAATAAATCAGTTGCTTTATTTAAGGCTTCAACTTCACTCTCAGTATTCTTGATGTCATTCATTCCATCAATCAAAGCCTGACGCAAATCAACTACACCGGATTCCGCAAGCCTTCTCATGCTTGCATTGATTCCGGGCATTACTCTGGAGGCTGAAATACCGGCACCTTCTAACTGTCCAAAGAAGGCTATGGTTTCATTCATGTCCATGCCAAGGTTTTTCAACACAGGACCAAATTCCAGAACTCTACCCTGTAGTTGTGCCATTGGCACACCAGTAAGCTGAGAGGCTCTTGTAAATGAGTTCAGAACCGCTTCAGTTTCGGTCGACTGAACGCCAAATATCTCCATAGAGTCAGCAACTGCATCAATCATTGGAGCAACTTCTGTACCTGTAACCCTAGCAAGGTCAAGGTACATCTTGGTGGTTCTTTCTAATGCGACACCACTTAATCCAGTTTCTACTGCTACTGCTCCAATAGCTTTGGAAACCATGTCCATATCTTGTGGAACTGTGCTAGCAACTCGCTTAAATGAATCTTCTAAAGCCTCTAATTCTTTACCGGTCGCACCGGTGGCAGTCATAATATTTCTACTGGCAACCTTTAACTCGTCACCAATTTTTGTAAGACCTATCGCCATGCCGGCAGCAGCAATGCTGACTCCCATGACAGCCTTCCGTATATTCCCAAACGTGTTACTAGCCTGACTACCGTCAGCTTTTACAAGTATATTTACCTGATTACCACTAGCCATTCTTTTCTTCTATACGTCCTAATTCCGCTATCTGAATAGTTTTTATAAGGCTGACATCTTCACCTAATACCTGCGATGGAAGACAACTATATCTCTGGCAAATACCATCAATAATTTCAGCAGTAACTAACTGAGCCGGTTTGACAATCGGGTTACCGTTTCTATCGGTACCGCCTCTAGTTGCCTTCCACCTGAGAATATCAGCCTCTAGGCTTCCCCCACGTTACTTACGTTTTCAGCCCATGAAGTAACAATTGCTACACAGGCATTAGGGGGTAGCGATAAAAAGCCTTCTCCGGTTGCGGAGACTGGTTGTGCATCCTCGTCGTGCATATTCCATTCTAGGATTATTTCGTTACCAAACTTCTCGAATAGAACCCTTGTATCGTCACTATTTGGATTATCCCCAAGTTTTTGAAATGCCAGAAATGTTGAAATATCGACATCTAACTTAGTTCTAATTTCCAGACCGTAATAATCAGAGTCTTCCGGAAATTCCAAGACAGCCTCTCGTCTTTGAAGAACGAAAGGTGCTGTCTGCTTTTTTGTAGAGACCATATTAGACAGTACCCCAAGTTGGAACCGTACCATCTGAAAGGTTCAAAGTTGCAGAGACTGTTATCGCTCCATCTGAACCTCTGTCTACGTTGTAATCTGCCACGAGAGCCTCACACTCAAACTTAGGATTACCACCGGTGTTTCCACCAATGGCATATGTAACCGTCCTTGTGCCAGACATCGTCTTGAAAACATCGTGAATTTTATTGGAAGCAGCATCATAAACGCCACTAACCGTAATAGACACATCTCCAAGACCTATCAATCTTTCCACAGCACTCTTTGCTAGCGTTGTAGCCTCCAAGAGATTTTGAGATGGTGCAACACCTAATGCTGTTACATTATCTGAAATATCTCGTGGAGTTCCAGCGCTATCATCAATCGCTATGTAGTCTCCTAAACCTGTTTGTTTCGCCATGTCTAACCTCCTAGAATCGAGCGAATCCTACTGCTATTTTTGCATCGGTAAATGTACCAGATGTTGATACCCTAATATATCGTTCTACTGTCCCTGAGACCTCAACCCTCTCAGCCGTTGGAACATCACTTGTGCCGGCAGAGGTAAAAGTTACTAAATCGGAATAAGTTACATTGTCTGATGAGTCTTCAATCTTTACTTCAACTGTTCCGGAACCAAGTGACATTATCTGAACATAACCGGCTCCACCGGCTGATGAAGAAGCTGTGTTATCCACCGCTGTCCCATCAGTCGCAGAACCGTGGGTATCATCATGAGCCGTCAGCATCTCCCCGAACTGACCGGCTGTTCCATTCCCACTAAAAGTAGAGGAAACTGCAATAGCACTTCCCTGTCCTCGGTCAACGGTATAATCCCCTTCCTTTGCAATCATCGCTACCATGTTGTCTCCAACAGAGGCTCCCAAAGGAACTAAAATTACTTGGTCAGTAATTGGTAATTTACCGGAGTTAGAAGTAAATGTGGCATGGATTCTGTTTGAAGCATTATCAAAAAATCCACTCACCGATAACGTGCCGTCAGAACGACCGGCAATTCTTTTAACAGCGGTTGAATTTAATGTTGTGACATCAAAAACTTCCTGAGAATAACCGGCTCCCCCAATTGAATTGGCATCACCAGAAAGGTCATTCCCTGCGACATAAAGCCTTACATTTAATCCACTAACTTTTGCCATAACTTTCTCCTATGGTGTAATTGTTACTTCACCAAGAATCTCAACTGATAAAGGAACATCCAGAGTTCTATAAGCTACTCCACCCATTTCCGTATAACCGGTTGATGAGGTTCCAATCTCCATGTCATTTACATTTCCTGATAGGTTAGAATCCCCTCTCAGAGCCGAATCTATATTTACCATTGCATTCCATATATCCAGTTCTGTCGACTCCCTTACATCCTGTGAGGTCTGCATTCTGAAAAATGCTCTTACTGTAAACTCTGTTAAGGAAGAAACATCGGTAAAACTCATAGCGGTTGCTTCTCTAGAAGATAGCCAGAAAGCTACCATTGGAGTCGCACTTATGGATAAGGGTTCTCCTCTTGCCACATAAACGAAATCAGGGGATGAAACCCCATCCAATAAAGCATCTATTCTGTCCAGAGCACCAGACCGGCTCAATTCAATCTTCTCCTAATGCTATGTTCCATAATCTCTTTTACTTCTTT